AGTATCAGTAAGGTAATGATTAATTGCAAAACCTTCTGGGATTGAGCCGTTGTTTCTAATAGCGTTCAGGTCGTTATCGGCAGTACCTACACGTCCTTCAGTCTCCAACAAACGAGTTGCAACGAATTGCAGGTTTGGTGGGATTATGAGCTTGCGAGGTTGCGCTGCGATCAAAAGACCACGCTCGTCAGTCCAGCCTGCGATCTGAATAATAGCGGCTTCTAGAGAAGTCTCATTCAGGTCAGAACCTACTGCTGGCTCGTTAGAGTTAACTCCGCCATTAACTAGTGGGTGGGAAGTTGAACAAAGCTCAACGCCGTCGCCATAAGTAGTAGCATTGCTAAAAGCGTTGTTAAGGATAGAAGCTGCCTTAACTTGCTTAGTGTAAGCCATACCGCGAGCCAATGCTTTGGTATAACGAGATGACAAGGAGTCATACAAGTTATCTTCAATCGCTTCTTCAGTGATTGAGAAACCCATTGCAACGGTTTCGTGAGTGTAACGTGCAGTAAATGCTTCCTGCGCGTTGTCATACTCGATTGATGCGCCTTCACTCTTGACAGGAGCAGAACCAAAGCCAGACAGCTTAGTCTCTTCTTCAAAAGAACGATCAGAGGTTTCAGTCTCGAAAATCTCTTTATGCTCTTCACCATACTTTGCGTACTCTAGACCGAATAATGCGTTTAATCCGGGGAGTAGCTCTTTTAGTAACTGCGCTCTTGAAATAGCCATCTAATTATTCTCCTACTATGCCAGTACCAAACTGATGGTACGGCGCGTTAATTTTAACCAACACATCGGTATAAGCATCACCGATAGCTGAACCGGATTTAGTTACAAACCCAATAACTTTAAACGACTTAGTAGCAGTAGCAGTAGTAGCGTCAAGCTGAATGTTTGACTTACCTGTAGTAGTGCTTCCAGAAGTTGTAGCGTGCTGTGCGCCTGTTAGAGGAGCGTTATGCCCCAAAGCGGCTTGAGCAATTGCTCCGTCAGCTTGTACTTGGAAAGTAACATTCGGGTCAGTGATAACATAAGCGGTAGCATTATCAGTGCCTGAAGGGTAGTACTGAGAGAAGATCAATTGGCCTTGAGCATTAATGTACTCACAACCAACGAACACACCCAGCGCACCGATAGCGTTACCACCAAGGTTATTAGTAGTTGCATCAGCACCTGTACCGGAAGCAAGCTGCACATAACCTGCGTTAATCTCTACAACTGAACCGTAGAAAATGTTCTGTGCTACTCCGGCTGGAGTAATTAAAAACGCGTCAGTGGCACCCGCATAAGGCATACCGTCTGATCGCTTTACGGGGATAAACCCGTATCCTGAATCTGTAGCAGACATAATATATATCCTATAAAATTGTTTGTTTAAGTTCCCTTACCAAAGGTAACTTTCGTTTTCCGCTCATTAAATAGCGGCATACGTGGATCATTTTCTCGCATGAAGCTGTTATCTACTGACTGCATTTGAGCTTGGGTCTGCTGGTTATAGTAAGCATTCCTCTCTTCAGCCAGTTCTTCTGGAGCCTTACACAACATCAGACCGCCAATCACTACGTTATCTTTGAACCTTTCGTTCTCGATAGTAACCATAGTTATTTCGGGGTGGTCTGAGGCTTTCACTGGCTCCCAGCCTTCACGCAATTTAGATGAGACATTAGTGGCGTCCACATTACCTTGCGTACTTACACGAATCCAGCGAAATGCATAACCCGGCTCTGGAGTAGGCGAAGGTAGAACCTCCGGCTTCATCCAAGCCTTTTTGCGGGCCGTTTTTTCACGGGTGACGTTCTCGCGGTTAATTCTGTTCTCAGCCATCATACTCTCCTCATCTCTTCAGCAACCTTTTTGGCGTATAGTTCTAATGGAACACCGAGTTTTTTAGCTATAGCTACCTGTGTCTGCGTTAAACGCACCTTTTTGGGTGCTGTGCTCCGCGTTGCGGGGGCAACCACATTTGACTGTCGCTTATGTTCGGTTTCCTCTGCTTCCCCTTCAAAATTGTCAGGGAACAGCTTCTGCATACGAGAGTTTATAGTCTCGTAGTATTCATCACTTGACGGGTCTACCCCATCAGTAACAAGTTTCTCGTGTAGTCCCATAGCGTACCCAGTCATTTCTTGGTCTGAACCAAACCAAGTATTTTCCTTGGCCCAATCAGACGCTCGTTCATCCACTTGGGGGGCTTGAGCTGCACGTTCTTGAGGTAGTTGTACCTCATTGTCCTCTGTTTGTAAAGCAGGGGGTTCAAAATTCTTTAGCTTATCTGTTTTTATGTTAGCAGCATTGAGCTTTTCTTGTGCTTCAAGTACTTTATCAGCGTCTCCTGCCTCATAAGCCTGTTTATATTGGCGTTTAGCAAGTAATGCCTCTCCCGCAGCAGTTCTTTTAGCTTGTTCTAGTAATGCTGCTTGATTTTTATCTACTGTACCCTTTAGCTGGTTATTTTCTTCGACGAGCGTTTTTGCGAAACTTTCGAGTTCCTGTCTTTCGCGGTGGGCTTGTTCTTTGGCGCGACGTTCGTCGTGGTAGCCTTTGCTGAAGTGCTTAATCCGGTTACGTACTTTCTCAGAGTAATCTTCCAACTCCTCATCTGTAACCTCATTTGGAGGAGTTGAAGGCTTACGGTTACGATCAGACTTCGGTACATCGTCAACAACTTCGATTTCATAATCTTCTTCCTTTGCCTCTTTAGCAGGCTTTTCTTCTTTGGGCGGTTTACCTGAAAGGTCTATCTCAATAGCCTCACTAGACTCGATCTCAATATCATTTTTGTTGTTATCTTCGTCTTCGGGAAATTCAAATTCAACTTTTTGGAACGGCATAATCTACTCCTTACACTCGTGTTACGCCACGAGGATCGGCTACAACTGCTTCAATTGAATCATCGTTCATTAAACGATATTCAACACCACCTACTTTAAACCGTGTACCTGTATTCATACGGAACATTACGTAGTCACCCTGCTTACACCAAGGGCCAGTCGGGAATCGCTCTTTATCAGAGTACGCTTGCCCTCCCATATCTAATACAAGTCCTATGGTAGACATAACAGTATCTAGCTGTACTTCTCTGCTAGATTTAATAATGCCACTATCTCCATAAGTATCTTCTACTTCCGGCATAGCTATTAATAGCCTATAACCCACGGGAGTAGGTAATTGGTTTTCCAAATCTTCTTCTGTCGTTTCTTGCTTTGGATCAGCACTTAAATCAGTCATTGTCATCTTCCAAGTAATTACGCGAGAGGTCGTTTACATGATTCAAACAGGAAGTGAGACCTCGTAGCATTCCTGTTATTTCTTTGTATTGGGCGAAGTCTTTAGCTCCTCCATTACCTAGAAATTCTTGTGCGGAGGACATGTCATCCCCGATTTTCTTTTTTAGCACGTCAAAGACGGTATTAGCCATATCTTATTCCTTTGGTTTATTTTTGGCCTCTTTTAGTAAGTCGAGGTCAAGTTTAGTGTTAGCTGTTCGTCTGTCGGCAGCTAGTTTTGCACCCGATTTCTGGGCGTCAAGCTCCAACTCCTGCCTGTCTATATCAAGCTGCGCCTCGTCTATACGAGTATCAGCCATAGTTTTCTGGGCTTTAAGTTGTAGTTCGGCTTGTTTTATCTGCATATCACCCTGATCTTTCTGGGCTTTACGTTGTACTTCTTGCTGCTTAACCTGTAGCTCCGCTTGCTGTAACTGGAACGCTGGGTCTTGCTGTTGTTCTTGCGCTTGTTTCTGTGCAGCTTCTTGCTGATGCTGTTGAGTTAGCTGTTTACCCGCAGTAGCTACAACTCTAGCCAACTGCACTTCCATGTCCTCAGACATCTCTTGATTAGGTGCAGGTAACGGTACTCCCAGCTTCTCTTCCATCTGCGTGCGGTATCTGAACCCTAGGTGTTCTGCTATGTGCGCCTGTAACGACGCCATGATTTGCTGTGCTTGGGGGTTCTGACCGATGGTTTGGGCAATCATTGGGTCTTGCATGAATGATTGGTGCGCCGCTATATGAGCCTCGTGATCTTGATAGATAAAGGCTTTTATAGGGGTACCTGTTAGCGCGTTCATATTCTCGCTTACAGGATCGGTTGGTTTTACATCGTCTTTTGTTGGAACTAACTTATCAGCGTTCTTAATGCCTAAGACATCAATCATCTGACGGTGTAGTTGCGGCAGGTCATAAATCTGCGGGGCTTGCTGTGCCATCTGTAAGACAGCTTGATACTGTACTACCCGCTGCGCCATTGTGGAGCTATTAGGGTCACTAACAGGGATAACGTCTACTAACCTATAGTCTTCCCTACGTGCGGATACTTCCCCTCTAACGGGCACATAGCCGTACTCAGAGGGGGCGTACTCTGCCATGATAGCCTTGAGCATCTTAAACTCTTGCTTCATGGCGTAGTGGACACGGGCTTGTACCGCTGCCATAGGCTTCAACGTACGTTCTAGCAAAGCTAGCGTAGTACCTACTGGGGCATTGGCCGACATGTCAGAAATGTTCATGTCACTAATAGCGCCTAGACGACGACCTTCATTAGTGATCTGGTCTAGCAAAGCTAGTAGAGTTTGACTTGGCTCCTTATAAGGAAGGGGCATGATGTTTTCACGAATGCTACCGGAGGGTACATCTACGTCTTTAAACTCGCCCGGCTCGATGGGGGAGTCATCACCTTTAATACGTAATCCACGGGTCTTTAAGCCCCCCGGAAGATTAGATAGCGTACCAGCGTCCACCAATTGCCGTATAAGCGAGGTTCCAGCTCTAGCGTACCCACCTATGATGTGGATCAGTCCAAGGCCGTAGAAGCCAAATCCGGGCACATATACGTAGTGTACGAAATGTTGACGCTTGAGTGTTAGGTTGTCTTCCTCGTCCCAGTTACGGCGAATAGCTAGAATCTCACTGCTACCACGCTCCATTGTAACGACATAAGGCTTGGCAATCTCTTCGCCTTCTACATCATCACCTTCGATAACTAGGTCTGCGTGTACTTCATACATCGCATAGCGGTTGTCATCTGTAAGCGAAAACCCACCGTCTTCGGCTTTCTTCTCTTCTATATCTGTATGGAATGCTTGGGGTTCACCTAAATCTATGTCACGGTAGAATCCATTTACCTGTAACTTACGTATATCGTTCTTAGTTTTACGCATTATATGGGTAACGCGTTCGGCAGACTCAATGTTAGACGCGCCGTACGGCACGATAACGTCTTCTGCGGGAATATAGATAGCGGTCTGTCTACCTAGGTTGGGGTCGAAGTAAACCTTCTTAAACGCCGATCCTGCCAGTCCTAAGCTATATAGCATCCGCTCGTGCTCTGGACGATACTCAACCATGTTCTCTGTAAGCTCATAGTTCATGTCCGCTTTTACACGTTGGGCTGCTTCATCTTTTTCTTTTGTCTCTTCTCCTAACACCTTCACACGTACGGGGCCAGCCGCAGGGAAAGTCTCGCTCATAGTCTCTGCTTGGAAACGAATGGCTGCTTCGGCTAGGACAGTAGAGTTCACACCACATGCGCCTTCCCAAGGAGTTGTACGCTCTTCTTGCTTGAATCCAATAATGTCTAGACCCTTAACATATGTATCAGCCCACTCTTTTCGGCTATCCACGTCTGAGTCTATTAAGTCTATAAGCTCTCCGGCAAGTTCCGCTAGGTAGTCTTCGTCTAGTTCTTCCGCTAGGTTAGCGTCAAAAGCTACAGACTCTAGGCTACCAGCTTCAGGAATCAAAGTAATCTCCATGCTACCGTCAGACAGCGTAACCATGTCGGGGTTAACAATCTCGATTTCTAGTTCCTGCTCGACCATCTCTCCCTCGACTGCTTCTTCGTCCAGTCCTTCAGGGGCTGCATATAAACTTTTTTCAATTGCCATTATCTAACCTCTTAATAATACCCAGTTGCTCGCCGCTTGAAGTACTTCTGTTCTTCCGGCTCATCGGTAGGTAACCTTATAAACCCGCCCTGTCTGAAGCGCATTAACGCCATTACAGTCGAGTCCACCAAGTCATCGTTGCTCATAAACGGGAATCCCGCGATCTCTTCTACGACTTCTTCAGCCCATCGAGTTTGCGGAACCCAACATAATCCAGACGCTACAATATCAGATACCGCGTTCAAACGCGCTAGTTTATCACCAGAC